CAGCGTGGTATTTAGGTCGAAATCCGGACAAAAAAGTGATGATGGTGTCGCATACGACTGATTTAGCGGTAGATTTTGGTCGAAAAGTGCGTAATTTGCTTGGTTTACAGGACTATAAGGACATATTTCCTACTGTACAACTAGCTACAGATTCTAAGTCTGCGGGGCGTTGGAACACTAATATGGGTGGTGAATACTACGCATGTGGTGTTGGTTCGGCACTAGCGGGTCGTGGTGCGCATCTATTACTAGTAGATGACCCACATTCTGAGCAAGACGTGATTAATGGTAACTTTAGTGTGTTTGAGAAGGCGTATGAATGGTTTACGTTTGGTGCTCGTACACGATTGATGCCCGGTGGTAGTGTAGCTATTATTCAAACTAGATGGCACATGGATGATTTGACTGGTCGTGTAGTTAAGGATATGAGTCAGAATGAGAAGTCTGACCAGTATGATGTTGTAGAGTTCCCTGCAGTTATTGAGGTAGAGGATAAGGATAGTGGAGAACTTGTAGATAAGCCGTTATGGCCTGAGTTCTTTGATATGGAGGCATTAGAACGTACAAAAGCGTCTATGCCGTTATTCCAGTGGAACGCACAGTACCAGCAGCAGCCGACAGCAGAAGAAGCGGCTATTGTGAAAAGAGAGTGGTGGCAGATATGGGAGAAAGAAAATCCCCCTATGTGCGAGTATTTGATTATGTCGTTGGATTCTGCGGCAGAAAAGCACAATAGAGCTGATTATACTGCGCTAACTACTTGGGGGGTATTCTTCAATGAGGAGACAAATGCTCATAACATCATACTACTTAACAGTATAAAGGATCGTTTTGAGTTCCCTGAGTTAAAAGAGTTAGCTATGGAACAGTATAGTATGTGGGAGCCTGATGCGTTTATTGTGGAGAAAAAGAGTTCCGGTGTTGCGTTATACCAAGAAATGCGTCGTATGGGGCTTGTTATACAGGAATTTACCCCTCATAGAGGGTCAGGTGATAAATTAGCGCGTTTAAATTCTGTATCTGATATTATAGCTTCTGAGTTGGTATGGGTACCCCAAACTCGATGGGCTGAGGAAGTTGTTGAAGAGATTGCTGGGTTCCCGTTTATGAGTAACGATGATTTGGTGGATTCTACGGTTATGGCGCTAATGCGATTCCGTCAGGGTGGATTTATAACCTTGCCTACAGATGAGCCAGAAGAAACTAAATATTTTAAGAGACGCGGAAGCGGATATTATTAGAGGTTAAAAATGGCTATTGAGAAAAGTTTACAGGCTGAGGCTCCTGAAGGTGAGAACCTAACAGCAGAAGCGTTAGAGATTGAGATCGTAGACCCAGAGATGGTTACGTTGGACAATGGTGACGTAGAGATTACTCTTATTCCGGGTGAAGAAGAAGATGAATCAGAGTTTGATTCTAATCTAGTTGACATGCTAGATGATAGAGAGCAAGCCATCCTTGCGGACGAACTTATTGGTCTTGTTGAGTCAGATGTACAAAGCCGAAAAGAGTGGGCGGATACTTACGTAAAAGGACTCGACATCCTTGGATTTAAGCAAGAAGACCGTACAACTCCGTGGGAAGGCGCTTGTGGTGTACATTCCACAGTGTTGGCAGAAGCAGCCATTCGTTTCCAAGCAGAAGCCATGTCTGAGACATTCCCTGCAGCAGGGCCTGTGAAGATTAAGGTTTTAGGTAAAGAGACTCGTGAGAAGGAAGAAGCGGGAGAGCGCGTACGTGCGGACATGAATTACCAACTTACAGACCGTATGGTTGAGTATCGTCCAGAGCATGAACGCATGCTATATAGCTTAGGACTTGCAGGATCGGCGTTTAAGAAGATTTACTTCGACCCTACTATGGCTAGGCAGTGCGCCATCTATATCCCCGCAGAAGACGTTATCGTGCCTTATGGAGCGTCTAACATAGAGTCTGCGGAGCGTGTTACTCATATTATGCGTAAGACTAAGAATGACTTGCGTAAGCTGCAGGCTAATGGGTTCTATGCTGATAAAGACATTGACGACCCTACTCCATATCACACAGACATTGAAGAACGTAAAGCCGAAGAAGGTGGATATGCGCTAAATGATGATAGTCGTTATACCTTATATGAGATTCATGCTGATCTTGTTATTGATGGTATTGATGACGAAGATGATTTAGCTAAGCCGTACGTAGTTACTTTGGAGCGTGGTACAGGTGAATTACTATCTATTAGACGTAATTATGAGGAAGATGATGAGCTAGAAATGAAGCGTCAGCATTTTGTACACTACTCTTACGTGCCCGGATTTGGCTTCTACGGCCTTGGGTTAATACACATTATAGGTGGGTACGCTAAAGCAGGAACGTCGATTATACGGCAATTGGTGGACGCTGGTACCCTATCTAACCTTCCGGGCGGTTTAAAGTCACGTGGTCTGCGCATTAAAGGAGATGATACTCCTATTGAGCCGGGTGAGTTTAAAGATGTAGATGTACCATCAGGCAGTATACGTGACAATATCATGCCCCTACCATACAAAGAGCCTAGTCAAACACTACTAGCGTTACTTAATCAGATCACTACAGAAGGTCGTAGGTTGGGTGCTATTGCGGATATGGATGTTTCTGATATGTCTGCGAACGCGCCAGTAGGTACTACACTAGCTATATTAGAGCGTACGTTAAAGCCTATGGCTGCGGTACAAGCTCGCGTGCATTATGCGATGAAGTTAGAGTTCCGCATGCTCAAAGAGATCATGGCAGAGAATGCGCCTGATGAGTATGATTATGAACCTGCTAGGGGTGAAATAACAGCTATTAAGAAAGATTACGCAATGGTCGAAGTGATACCAGTAAGTGATCCTAACAACACTACTATGGCACAGCGTGTAGTCCAGTATCAGACTGTATTACAGATGTCACAGCAAGCTCCACAGATATATAACCTGCCCCAGCTACACCGTCAGATGATTGAGGTGTTGGGTGTGAAAAACGCGGACAAGTTAGTACCTACGAAGGACGATGTTAAGCCAACAGATCCTATTAGTGAGAATATGAATGCGCTAACGGGCACCCCCATAAAAGCGTTCTTAAACCAAGACCACGAAGCTCACATGAAAACTCACCAAGCGTTTTTACAAGATCCTACGGTTATGGGCTCTTTAGGTAAGTCTCCACAGGCGCAAGCTATGATGGCTTCATTACAAGCGCACATAGCAGAACACGTTGGGTTCCGTTACAGGGCACAACTAGAGAAGAAACTAGGTGTACCGTTGCCACTACCAAATGAAGAGATGGTTCCAGAGATAGAAGTAGAACTATCACGTTTGGCTATGGAGGCTGGAGAACAACAATCAGCAGAGAATCAACAGCAGCAAGCGCAGCAACAAGCGCAGCAAAAAGCGCAAGACCCGATTATCCAACTCAAGCAACAAGAGCTACAACTCAAGCAGCAAGAAGCGCAGGCTAAAGCGCAGAAAGACCAGCAAGAGTTACAGATCAAGCAAGGTGAACTACAACGCAAGACTCAGAAAGACCAGCGAGATGCGCAGATTGACCAACAACAGTTGGAGATTGAAAAGCAAGAGCTTGATATTGATGCCCAGAAAGCGGGCGCTAAACTAGCGGCAGATAGACGTACCGCTAACACAAAACTAGATCTAGACTTGATGAAGGCTAGAACTGATGCGAATAGTAAACAACGTAAGGAATAACTTATGACTACCGTCTTAGACGTGCTAAAAGAAAAACTCGAAGAACATGTTTCTTCCGCTGAAGAATTTCTTAGTTCTGGGGGTGCGAAGGATTATGCCCAGTACCAAGAAACTGTAGGTTTGATTCGAGGTCTCGAAACCTGCATAACTTATACTAAAGACCTCTCGCGTAATTACTTGGACGAAGATGATGACTGATTTAAAAATTATACAGAAAGATCCGGAAAATGAGAAAGAGCTAGAAGCTGCGTTACCAACGCCTGTAGGATATAGGGTGCTGGTTGCTTTACCTGAAGTAGAAGAAACTTTTGGGGAAAGTCGTATTGTTAAATCTAGTAAAGAGCAACACTTAGACCACATATTATCTACTATCGGTTTAGTTATAGATATGGGTACAGAAGCCTACTCTGATAAAGAACGGTTTGCTGCTCCGTGGTGTAAAGAAGGTGATTATGTAATGTTCCGTGCTAATACTGGCACGCGTTTTAAAGTGGGCAACACTGAGTTTCGTTTGATGAATGATGATTCAATTGAAGCCGTTGTAGCCGATCCCCGTGCTGTAGCACGAGCGTCATAAGGAGAATAACATGGGTTTTCAAAAAGTAGAGTTTGAGTTTCCTGATGAGCAGGAAGAAAAGAAAGGCCTCGAAATCGAGGATTCTGGGGCAGTAGAAATTGATGTCTCAGGTAAAAAAGAAGCTGACGACTACAAAGAAAAAGAAGTAGAGGTGGAAGTCGAAGCTAAGGAAGACGTTGAAGTAGAAGTAGTAGACGACACTCCTAAGAAAGACCGCAACCGCAAGGCATCCGCCGCACCAGAAGACGTTACGGATGAAGAGTTAGAAAACTACTCTGAAAAAGTTCGTAAGCGTATCCAGCACTTTAGTAAGGGCTACCACGACGAGCGTCGCGCAAAAGAATCTGCGGAGCGTGAGCGTAAAGAGCTAGAGTCCTACGCTAGGCAACTTTCTGAAGAAAACAAACAGCTCCAAGCGACTAAGCATAAAACACAAGAAGCACTGTTGGAGCAGTCTAAGAAAGAAGCTGAGAAAGATGTGAATGTGGCTAAGTACTCCTATAAAAAAGCGTACGACGCGGGAGATGCGGACAAAGTATTAGACGCACAGGAGAAGTTGACCGACGCTAAGATAAAACTAGACAAACTAGCAAATATAGATATATCTTTACAAGAGGCAGAAACTCCTGTACAAAGTCAACAAGAGGCAGCACAACCCGACGAAAGGGCATCAAACTGGGCAAAAGAAAACACTTGGTTTGGTTCGGACGACGAGATGACTGCATACGCTATGGGTGTACACAAGAAGGCTGTTAAAGAAGGCCTTGACCCTAGCAGTAATGAATACTACGAGAAAATTAACTCTCGTATGCGTTCTACCTTTTCGGATTATTTCGGAGGGGAGGAACAACCAGAAGAGCAAGAAACTAAGAAGCGAA